CTCCATCCATGCCAATGCCGAGAACACAACGTACAGAGTTCTATGTAAAGAGTTAGTGTAAAGAATTCTTTTTCTTGACGAGCCGTTTGATTGCTTGTATCTTATATCATATTTGAATATTTGAATATTTAAGCATCTCAGATCTCTCTGTAACGAAAGAAACCTGATACTCAGGTACTCTAGCACCCCCTTATTTTGACGATTTTTATGAATTACGGACTTAAGAAGCCTGTCAAAAAGAAACGCAAAACAAAAAAGAAGAAGTCTTAATGGCGGAAATCAAAGCTGAAAGCAACCATTACATCACTGAAGATAGTGAGGAAGTAAAGGGGCTTTTACCAGATTCTCTTGGACTTATAGTACAGGAGTTATACCAGAAAGGTGCTGGTGATACAGATCGTAAAACCCGTGAGGAGATTTGGGAATCGGGCTGGCATGCTATGAGAGGTGAGTTCCCTGATACTACATCTAAGGCAGTTGATGTAGCTAAAGAGAGAGGAATATATGTCAACCTAACTAAAAGAAAAGTGCATGAGGCTAGGACTAAGCTGCTATCCTCAACCCTCCAGCAAGGCAAGATCCCATTTAAAATTACTCCGTCACGTAGACCAAGATTTGTTTCTCCAGATCTTCTTGAAGCACCAGAGCCGTATGATGAAGCGACTAATAGGGCGAAGAATTGCGAACAGAGGATAAGAGATATACTTGATGAGACCTCTTATGAGGATACATTGAGTAAAGCCATTAACGAAATGACGTTATATGGCACAGGAGTAACTAAGTCGATAGTCTTGAAAAAGGTAGATTACCCCCTTTATCAGACAGCCAATCGTGACCCCATGCTCCAGATGATAGAGGAGCAGGCAGAATCGGAAATGGTTCCTCATGTTGAATGGATATCAATATGGGATACATTCCCATCTCCAGGTGCGACAGGTAAGAGTGATCTTGATTGGGTTATCCAAAGAAGATTCTTGTCTGCTCAGGAATTACGGATGATGGCAATGAAATCAAATGGTGTCATTGATCCTTTATTAGTAGAAAGCTGTATTGAGACAGGAGAAGGTCAAACCTCTATGGATACTGGTGGGATATCACCACGAAGATTTAGTCAGGGGGTAGAACAGGTTAAGAACTTTACTATACTTGAATTATGGCATAAGGGTTTAGGCAGGGAAGACATTGAGCCTTATATGGATCTTCCTCAGAAGAAAGATGGAGACCCAGTACATATGCCAGTGGTTATTACAGTGCTGGGATCTAAGGTTCTGAGGGCAATGCCGAATCCTTTTGATGGTAGATTACCCTACGATTTTTGTTACTGGCAGGAACAGGAAGATAGTATCTGGGGTAGCGGTATATATGAAGCTATCCGTGATGATCAGGATATGATGAATTTTGTCTACGGCATGATAGTCGAAGGCAAAACAATGGCAGCTCTCCCGATGGCTGCACTCAATCCTAATGCATTCGATGCAAATAGTGATGACTTCTATGAGATGTATCCGGGAAAAATCTGGAGACTTAAGGCAGGTGAGAGTGTTAATGATGCATTTAAGTCTGTAATTATACCAGATGTAACTAATGGTTTAGTTGATCTGCTTAAGATCATTGAGAGAAATACAGATCTGGCATCAGGACAAGTCCCTATTGGTATGGGAGCAGGTGCTCAGTATCAGACTAAGACTGCTACTGGTATGCAGATTCTGAACGAGAACTCTAATAAATTAACAAGCGGAGTTGTACGTTCACTTAATAATATGGTTACATCCAATGTTCAGGCAATCTACCATTGGTTAATGGCGGATTCAGTTGATCTTGGGATTAAAGGAGACTTCCTTTGTCAGGCAAAGAGCTATGATACATTCATGGCTAAAGAAGTTACTATCCAGCAGGTATTGCAATTGATTCAGGTAGTGGGTCAAGTGCCAGAGATGCGAGATAGATTTAATTTTGAAAAATTGGCAGTACCTTTAAAGGCAGGTTTAGGATTAGAAATTGATGGATTGATTAAGTCAGAGGAAGAAGCAGCTCAAGAAGCACAGCAAATGCAACAGCAAGCCGAACAACAACAGGTGGTAGCTGCACAACTTGATGCTGAAACATATGAAAACAGAGCAAGAGTTGATGAGAAGAAGGCAGTCGCAGCAGATATCCGTAAAGGAATAATACAGGAGCGATTAGCAAAAATAAAAGAAGGTGGTGATGTACCAACTAATGAGTTGCCTGATCTTCTTCAGCAGACATCAATATTACTTATGGAATTAATGGAACAACAGAATGTTCAACTTCAACAAGAACAACAACAACTCCAGGCCGAAGCCGAACAACAGCAGGAGCTTGGACAGGGAGAAGCTGGAGTACCTCCTGACATTGGAGGACGACCCGAGATGGAACCAGCTATCTAAGATTTTATCGGCTAGACTTAGACGGAAAGAGGAAAGACTCTCAGAGAAGCCCCTCTATGACGTAAAGGACGTAGCCACCTTTAATAGTCTCATTGGAGAGATCAAAGAAATCAAGAATGTACTTGACCTTGATCACTTGATCCGTGAGGCACTAACCCATAATGATGAGTGACCTATGCTAGAAGCACCTCCTCAAGGAGAAATGCCTAACCAGCAAGAGCAAACTGATACAGGGGCAGACAAAGTAGCTGAATTAGAGAAGCAATTAGCTTCAGTTACTAAAAGCTATGATGACATTAGACCTCATGCTGATCGTGCATATACTGCACAGAAAGCAAAAGAGTCTGAGAATCAAGAGCTGAGAGCTAGACTGGCTGTACTGGAACGTGAAAACGAACTAAGTCTCCAGGCTAAAAAAGATCAAGATGAAGATGAACTGTCAGAAGATGATCTACGAGTCATGGAAGATTTCCCTGAAGTAATGAGAACTTCAGAAAGAATCGCAGACAGGCTTATGAGAAAGAAGCTGGCAGAGTTTAAGTCTCAACAACAAGAATCAGTAGATGACAAGATAAGCAGGTATGTTGAAGAAAAATATGATGCACCTTTAAGTGACTTGACTCGTAAGTTTGATTCGATGTCACAGCAATCATTTTTCGATAGACAACTTGGTTATGGTGTTTGGCCTTCGATTGAAGACGATCAGTCTTTTATTGAATGGGTTAATAAAGACTCAATGTGCCGAACTGCTATGACTCAAGGAGACAATGAAGCCAAAGCTCAGGTTATTAGGATGTACCTTGAGCAAAATGGAGGCGGTGGTGAAATGTATAAAGGACAAGATCCTCAGGATCTTAGACGTTATCAGGCATCACAGCTAATGGGCGGATCACAGTCTCTGTCTAATACAACTGATCCTACTCAAGGTTTAACAGGCGAAGCATTATTTGATGCGATAGAGTAGTTAAGCCGAGAGATCTTGTCTCTTTAATAAATTTTAATCTTATAATAGGACAAGACAATGGCTAATAACTGGGTTAGCGGAAGTAATACTCCCGCAGTCGCTCATAATAGAGGTGGTACTGGACAGGTAACTGTTGCAGGAACCATGAAATATGGCTCTCTGGATGAAACAGAAGCCATTAAGATACAGAAGAAATTTCTGTCAATCGCAAAACGTAACATGGTATTCGCACGTTTTGCACAGAAGGAAACCAAGGAGCGTCAAGGTGGGCTAGAAGTTCGCTGGAAGCGTTTTGAAAAGTTTGGTCTTCCTCTCGTACCATTGGCTGAAGGTGTAAAGCCTCCTGCCGACAGCTTGCTGCAAACAATCATTAAGGTAAAGTTACACCAATATGGTTCATACGTTGCCACAACTGATGTTCTCGTAGCAGCAGCTCAAGATCCAATCATTCAGCAAGTTACTGAACGCCAATCAATTCAGGCTGCAGAACTGATGGATTTTCTCACCTATTTACACGCACGTTCTGGTACTCAAGCTGCTTTTTCTGGTGGTACTACTAGAGCAACTGTTGCAAAAACTATCTGCAACACAATTGGTGTAAATGCTTCTTCTCAAACACCAGATACAACTTTACTTGATACTGCAGTACGTACACTGGAATATCAGGAAGCACGTAAGATTGCTAAACAGATGACTCCATCCCCTAAGTATGCTACTGAGCCAGTGCCAGAGTCATACGTAGCGGTTTGTCATACTGATCTTCGTAAGGATATCGAGCTATTGCCTGGATTTATCCCTTATCAGAAGTATAGTAACAACGGGCAACAGATGTTACCTGGAGAGATTGGAGCTGTAGGTGTAATTCGTTTCATTCTTACAACGCAAGCTGCACCTTTTGGAAAAGATCCAGCAGGAACAGCTTACAAAAACTTGAACATCTCACTCACACAGGGTTCAGCATATGTTGCTGGTCATACTGGACAATCGTTTGGTACGACTACTGGTACTGTTGCTGACACTGGTGACTATGCAGAAGCTGGTGCAACCACTGAATTTGGTGCTGCTCATGGAGGTAATACCACATTGGTAAGAACTCCTGCTGATGCTAAGTTTCAGGTTTATCCTGTGATAATCTTCTCTGCAGAAGCTTTAGGGTGTGTAACACTCTCTGGTTTTGATGCAGTAGTACCTAAGGTTGTGATGCCACAACCTGCAGTAACTGATCCATTGGGTCAGTCTGGTTCAGTTGGCTGGAAAAGCTGGTATGCTTGCCAGATCCTGAACGAAGACTGGATCTACAGGATCGAGTGTGCGTGTTCTAAACTCGACTAATTAAAGAGTGTGAATGCCTAAAGGGTTTCAGGGGTGGGTTCCACCTGCCCCTGTTTCAGAGCAGTTATTTGAAAGTTCTATTATTGAGATTACATCTGATAGCCTTACTAATGAAGAACTTGCTATAACGAATGCTCGTTTTGATCATCGTCTTTATCCTAACTCATTACCTGAGAGAATCTCTGTTGTAATGACGGAACCTTTTGCAGGAGTAAATGCAAAGATTTGTTTAGGCAGGGTTAATGATGCTAAAGAAGATGAGTTATATTTAAACTGGACAGAGCTACCGGATGTTCCTTATTCCTTTCAGCAAAAGCCAGAATCTATTTTTATTCCACCGGACGAATCAAATAATATAATTCGTCTAAGTTTCAGGCTGAGAGGGGGTGATCCACCAACGTCTGGAAGAATTCTTTTCTTTATAAAACACAGGTTAATATGGCAGTAGCAGGCGGAATGATACCTACAGGCGAATATGGAACTACATTGAATAATCCAATGTATGATTCAGGTCGTCAAAAAACAGTATCGGTACATCAAACATTCGGGCAGGATTTAGCTGCAGAAGTTGGTAAAGATTTAGTTGTACCTGAAGGCTGGGGATGTGTAGTCATTGGCTTTGGCGATGACCCATCACAAATGGGGCCAGTCACAGTAACTCATAACGATTGGGTTTTACGTTTCCCAAGAAATTCCAGGCGAGCAATTCCTGCTGGACATTTCGATATTCTAATGAATTGTGTAGAGAGACGTTACATACAGTCAAGTGAAGGTGCAGCTCTTACAGGATATGATGCTAATAGATACAATGTTCAGGTACTTAAGTGGCCTGAAGGATCTAGTATTGATCGTGAGCATGTAGAAGCTGACATGGAAGAGGTCAACGTAGCATGATTGAATTACTCGATATTAGATCACGAGTAGTCAATATCCTACAAGATTCTGGTTATGTAAGATGGACAAAGACTGAGCTGAATAATTATATTCACGATTCTTTACTTGATCTTATAAGGGCAATCCGTTTGCCTATAGTGGATTCTAATGTAGATATTAGTGCTACTAACTATTTGATCCCATTGCCTACGGCTTTAATGGACGTTAATGGTGGATCTATATCGGGTCGTGAATTACCTGTTGTTACTACATCTGAGATGAAGAGATTACATTCAGAGGGGAACCTCCCTCTGGTAATTAAGGATGGTGAGCATTCAATTACTCAGATATATGGTGGTAATGTATGGTCTTCTGGTATTGAAAATTGGAAGGAGACAACAGGTAAAACACTTGCTTTAGTTTTAGACCAGAGATCTTCTGAGATAGTTAGAGTCTGGCCTATACCTACCGAAGACGCAACACTTGTTCTATCTGGCACAGCAAGACCAGTAAGGATGAGTGATGAAGTCCCTTATTTCTATACAGATGCTTCTAATCCAGATAGCCCAATTGATAGAAAGATAACAAGTCCTCTCAATGGATGGGTTACAGGGGATACTCTCTATGATGATGCTACTCCTTTCTCACAATCACTTACACTTGATGAAACTAATCAGACAATATCTATAGGTGTAGATAATACTTTTACTTTGTCTTCAGTTAATTACCAAACTACTTGCCCTATAGATGCAGTATGGGTTGATGCTTTAACATTTGGTGCATTAGAAAGAGCTTACCTGAAAGAACATGATTTACGTAATGTAGAGAAAAGTGAATATTTCAAGAACAAGAAGCTGGCAATGATTGCAGATGCAGACAGGGTTGAGCCTCTTAATCCAGCTAGTATAACAGGTGGCATTAATTTTAACAGATTAGTAGTGAGGAGATAATGGGAATAGCAATTAAATTAAGGAAAGGCACAGAAGCAGAACATGCTAGTTTTGGGGGTGAAGCAGCAGAGGTGACAGTACAGACTGCTACAGGTGCTCCTTGGAGTCTTCGTGTCCATGATGGTAGTAATGCATCAGGTTATCTTATACCTACTGCTACTCAAGTAGTTACTCTTGAAAACAAAACATTAAAGAATGTAGTTCTTGAGGGAACAATTAAAGATACTTCAGGTAATCTTCTTGCCACTGTGGTAGGAGGTAAGCTGGTACTAGGTCAGGGAACCATGACTTTGGATCAGCCTGCAATTATAGATCAAGGTGACACTAAAGACATAGAAGCAATGATTGCACGAGTTTCAAGAAAAACCCAAATGATACTAGGAGATTAAAATGGAAGAAAGATATAAGAGGTATGCATTGAATGTCCCAGCTAATACTGAGACAACTGTATTTACAGCACCAAATGATGGTTTATCACCAGCAGGAGCAGCAGAGTCAGTTATAATAGGGTTCTTTGTTGCTGCTACTACAGCAAATGCAGGTACATTAACTGTTAGCTTAACATCTTATTACGATCAGACAGTAGTTAAGTTAGCAGATACTATACCTCTACCAGCAGATACCTCAGTGGATATCATGCCAGGTAAAATGATTATGCAACACGGACTAAATAATGCGGGTTCTCCTGTATTAGTAGGCGATGTTATTAAAGTAACTTCAACACAAGCATCTTCTGTTATCTTATCAATGGTTGAAAGAGTATGAAAGCTTCAAGCGGTAGTAAATCCCCAGTATATATTGGTGCAGGTAACACTGATTTTACAGTTGAAGAAGCACTAAGTATTGTTGCTGAAAAACCTGTAATAGAAAAACACGAGACTACCTGCCAGAGGTATGCACAGTTATCGGGTTCAACAGTAACCAATGCAAATACGGGTTACGATACTAATTTATATTCAGCATTTGAATATGCACAGGGTACAACCTCTAATACAGGGGGTTCTGCAAGAGATTTTGCTGTAAAGATTAATGGTGCAGTTAGTGGTGATACTGCGAATCACTCAGCAAAAGCATGGGCGATAGGTGGTACAGGAGTAACTAGTACAGCTAATAAGGGTTCGGCAAAAGAATGGGCGAATACTACTGGTGCAAAGGTAGATGGTAACTCTGGTGACTATTCTGCAAAAGAACATGCTGTTGGTACTGTTGTAACAGGGGGTTCAGCTAAACAATGGGCTACAAAAACAGGCTCTACAGTAGATAGTACTGATTATTCTGCTAAGGAGTATTCCCAAGGAACAGATATACACTCAGGATCAGCTAAACAATGGGCTTTAGGTGGTGGTACAGGATTCAATTCAAATACAGAAGTAGAAGGTGGTAATTTTTCTGCTAAGAAATATTCTGCAAATTCTGCAACTTCAGCTTCAGAGGCTGCTACATCAGCTACTGCTGCGGCAACCTCGGCAACTGCTGCTGAAACAGCACACACTGCAATGAATACTATCTTTGATAACTTCGATGATAGATTTCTTGGCACGAAGGGGACAGACCCTACTACAGATAATGATGGTGATACAATTTCAGTTGGAGCTTGTTATTACAATAATACTGATGGAGTAATTAAGTTTTATGATGGATCAGGATGGGAAAGTGCTGAAGGATCTGCTGCTGCATCTGCTGCTGCTGCTCAAGAGCATAGATTAGCATGTGGAGATTTGCTTACTACTGTTCAGCAGTATTCATCTATGACAGAACTCAATAAAAATATTGCTTTTTCTAATGCTAATGATGCTATCTTCCATGCTGCTGCTGCAAGTACTTCTAAAAACGCAGCCGCTTCTTCTGCAACTGGTGCTTCTTCCTCTGCCACTGCTGCTGCTGCTTCAGAAGCTGCTGCTGCTGCAAGCTTGGATGCATTTGATGACAGGTTCCTTGGAGTTAAAACATCAGATCCAACATTAGATAATGATGGGGATGCTCTTCTTGATGGTTGTTTATATTGGAATACAACTAATAATGACTTAAGAGTATATGATTTAGGCAATACGAGTTGGACTTCTATACTACCTTCAGCTACTTTACTGGCACAAATATCTATACTAACAGAAAAGTATGATGGATCAACTACAGCTACAAGTGGTACTAACACAAATATAGCACAGGTTGATAAAGTTGCAGATGATATTGCTAATGTTAATTCATGTGCAACTAACATGACAGCAATCACTATAGCAACTACAGCACCATTGCCAACAAATATGGCTACATGTGCTGGAATTGCAGCAAATATTAATACTGTAGCAGGTAAGGATACAGAGATTGGTAGGTTAGGAACAAGTGCAATGGGTACTGCTTCTACTGGGCACTTAGCTTTACTTGGTACAGATGCAATGGCTAACGCAACTACAGGTAAGTTAAAGGTAGTTGCAGATAATTTAACTACAATTAATTCATTCCATGACAGATATAGAGTAGCAAGCTCAGCACCTTCTTCAAGTAATGATGAAGGAGATTTATATTACGATACAACTAGCAATATGTTGAAATATTATAATGGGACAACTTGGGATAATTTAGGGGTAACATTAGCTCAAGTTCAAACAGAGGCTAACAATGCGAGTGTTGCCATGTCCATTGCCTTGGGCTGATCTAACTGATATTAAAGGAAAACTATGGCTAATACATTTTTAAGGAAAACATCTAAGGCAGTAGGGGTTGCAGCTAGTGATTCTACATGGTGGCAAGTTGGGGCTAGCACTGCTGGAGCATCACAATCTGGGGCATATGCTGTCACAGGCTCTGGGAAGACTACTACAGTCATAGGTTTTTCCCTGACTAACATAACAAGTAGTGCAGTTGAAGTTGATGTTGCATTATCAACTACAATGGCTAATGTTACTAATGATATTTCCCTGGCATCTTCAGTCCCGATACCTGCAGGTTCGGTTTTGGTTCTGGTTGGAGGGGATCAAAAGCTCAACATGGTTGAGAATGACCTTATAAAGGTTAAGAGTAGCGTTGCTGGTTCAGTTGACGTTTGCATGTCTGTACTTGAGATAACATAACATGGGATATATAGGAAGAGGACAACCAGATAGGGTACTAACTTCTGCTGATATAGGAGAAGGGGCAGTTACACTTGCCGACATATCGTTCACTGATCAGCCTGCTAATGTAAATATCACAGGTGATTACCCTAAGCAGACAATGAGGTTGTGTGATAATGCTACTGTTACAGGTGATGTAACAATAGGTGATGGTCTTATCTTGGCGAAGCTTGCAAGTGATGGTGATTCAGTAACTCTTACAAGTGATGGTAGTAACAGGACAATATCTGGGACTGGGCTGATTGAAGCTAATACTATTGCTCAGTCACCTAACCAAAGTCTCACGGGAATGACAGGGGAGATTGGGAGTGCTGTTACATTTCCTACTGGACATGTGGTTCAAACTAAATTCGCAACTACAAAGGTACAATATACTGTTACCTCCTCAATTGCGGCTACTGGGTTACATGATA